ATTACAAGGATTTGATGACAATACATTCTTGAAACTTATAGATGATTGGGAAAAAATAATAGAACTACCTATTGAAAAACAATATCGTGCAAAGAATAATTTCTTAATGGACTATATGGAAACTTCTTTATCACACGCTGTTAAAAAAGTTGAAGCTAGAGCATTAAAAGAAGGTACTGTATATCAAGGTGAAAATGTTAAAGCGTTACAAAAACATGCTAATAAAATAATAACAGATTGGAATGCTGAGAAAGCATATTGGAAGAGTTCAGGATTTGATGATGAATATGGATTACATAATATGGTATTTCCTGGTTCTTCAACTGGTGGGATATATGATACAAAGAAATTTAATTTAAAAGGAGATTATCAAACAATTTTAATACCTAAAGCAAGTACTTTAAGTGAAATGACTGATAACTATTTTCCTTTCCTTAATCAAGATATTGTAGATAGAGTTGCAGGAAAAGGTTTCTTTGCTTTGTCATCTGATGATATTAAAACTTTTAAAGGGTTTTCATTAGCTAAACCTCATTATAAGAAATTCGTAGAAGCATTTAGAAAAAATGGAAAAAAAGGAGTTAAGAAATATGCAGCTGAAATAGGAGGATATATTCCTACAAATAAAACTATGGATGATGCAGTAACTTTATTACTTGACACTTACACAAGAAAAATATTTAAACCGATTGTACTTGTTAGATATGCATTCTTTACAAGAATATTTCTAGAAGAGCAAGCAAGAGTTGCTGCAGCTGGACTTGATTCAGCTTATAACCATCCTTTTAGATATTTATCTTGGGTATTTTCTCATTCAGAAGAACAACAAAAAGCAATGATGAAACAACATGGTGATAATATAGAGAATATTTTTAATAGTCCTGAATACAAATCATTAATGCATGAGAATAATTATAAAAATATTTTAGCTGACCATAAGTATGATAATCAATATAAGCAGAGTTATAAAGAAGTTAATTTTGGAGAACCAGATTATGCAGATGCTATTTATGATGGATTATTTAAATTAAGAAATGATAGTGCAACTAGAATGGTTGCTAAAGAAGGCGGAGTTACTCAACCTCTTATTGAGTGGTTTTCTACAAGTAACGAAAGAAAACGTTTATTAGAAAGAGGTGGAGAAGATTGGATTAGAGTTGCAACAGATGAGGAGCATGCTGCTGGTTATTTGAGGTCTAGAGAAAATCATATTAGACAATTAACTGGACATCGATTAACTGAAGGTATTGATTATAAAAAACATTCTTCTAAAAATGATATGGATGCATTAATAGATGCACAATTAAGCCATAATGTTGATTCAGAATATTTAGGTCATCAATTCTTAAGAGATGCTATTGCTGATGGAAAATTTAAAAAATATGGTTCTGATGAGTATATTGATTTACTCTCTGAAGTAGATGAATTTGGTACATTAAAAGCAGTAGATGCTGTAGATGAAGCAGCAATTAAAAAAGAAATACAGAAATATATTGATGCTTATGGTGATGAAATGGATTTTGGTAGTTTATTTAAAAAACATTTTGATAATGAAGTAACAGGAATAGCTAAATTAGAACAACAATGGGATAAAGGTGTCAATATCTTTTTTGAAAAATTAGTAGAAAAGAACTTGAATTATTTAAATAGAAGTGTTGTTTTCAAACAATATCGTTGGGAAAAGATTATGGATATGTG